AAACAAGAAACTAATTAGAGTTGAGCCAATTATAATCCGGTAAAGTAAATAACAGTAAACAACCCTGCAAATGCACTCCATTGTATGCTTCATTTGTAATTGATTCAGCAACTACAAACGTGCTTCTATCGTAGAAAGGGTCGAATGAATATGAAACAACCGTAAATGTTCCATTGTTACTTGCTGAATCGGTTATTACTATTTGCACTCCGTCAATAGTTCCGGCAAACTCACCTAAAACATTTATAGTATGTGGCGCAACAAATTCAGCAACAACATCATCATCAAACTCGGTGCAAACTTTGTCGAATGTATTTAGTGAATCTAAGTCTACTTGTTGGTCATAACGGTTTCTAAATACCATTAAGCAATCTAAAGCCTCTAAAGACACTTCCGAATAACATTCATCACCGCAAATGTCTTTGTAAGTAGAAAACACAAACCTACCTAAATATAGTTGCTCGTATGGGTCGCCTTCTGCACATTGAAACTCTATTAGCAGTTGAACGTTGGCACTCGCCCCGTATGTTTCATAAGCCGTTTTAAGTATTCCAAACCCATCACCAACAAACTGTAAAGATGCAACAGAATCATCCGCAAAGTCAAAAAAGCCATGCCAAACCTTATCTCTTTTCATTCTTAGATTTATACCATCCCACCCAATAGGTTCATCTATTGTAGTCGAAATGCCTAACGGGTTAGTAGTATAATCTATGATTGTGAATGTTAGCATTTTTTTATTTGAATAAGTTTATTATACATTTGTAGTATGAAAAAAATAATCTTCGCATCTATTATCATAGCCTCTTTCAGTTCTTGCACTAAACAATGTTTCAAATGTTCTATTGAAAAAGTTGATAGAAACGGTCAGGTAATAGGAACTACAAATGAAAGATACTGTATTGAAAAAGACAGTTATCAATACCAAGCAATTAAAAACGACCCCGCTTGTAAGGCAAGTATTTAATTTAGCTTTCATACCTGTTATTTAAACTTTGAACTTTTTTGCCTTTTTCGATTACGTGCAAAGAGAACCCTCCTTTGTCAATATTGATATGTGTTTGAGGGTTTGCCCTTAATTCTTCAGCTATTACTTTCCCTAACTTTTTATAGTCAATATCCTGTTTAACAACAACCGCATTTAAGCCACTCATTTCAGGTGCATGTGGCATAGGTGGATAATAAGCCGCTTGTAATAGTTTTGGCAAATCTTCATTTTTAATACCGGCTAATTGTTTATTTATTTCAGTTGGCACTACACGCTCACCAATGTTCAAACGAGCGTGAACTGTATCAACTCCACTTGGTGCATTTCCTTGTTCAACATATTCAGTTCCTTTTGCAAATTGCGGAACTGGTTGAGATAATATTAACCCTGCTTGAACTCCTGCATTTGCAATAGCCAATAATCCAGTAATTAACCCTGCTGGATATCCTTGTGTTGCCAATGAAGCAGTAAACCCTAAAAACCCGTTAATAATAGCTTGTTCTGCTTTTGCCTGTTGGTCAGCTTTCCATGCTTTTCTTTTTTCTTCTGCCTCTCTTTTTCTATATTTTTCCTCTATTGCTGTTTTTTGTTCAGCAGTCAATAACGCATTTGATAATTCTCTTTCTTTTGCCTTTTCTAATGATGAAAGTTTATTATCTAATTTCTCTTTATTTTTTTCTGATTCTATTTGATACAAAGCATTTGAAATATCTTTTGTAATAGAAAAAGCGGCTGCAATAGCTTCTTTCTCCATTTTTTGTTCTTCTTCGCGTTGTTTATCTTGTGCAACACCTATTTCATGCAACTGTTTCATTTTTGCATCTTCGCTAATCTTCCATTCTTCACGTTTCTTCTTTTCCCATTCTTGGAAATCTTCAAAAGACATTGTTTCAAATGCTGTTTGAATTTCAGCTAAATGATTATAATAGTCCTCCTCAAACTTTATCCTATCTTCATTATTGCCTTTGATTTGTGCAAGTGCCGCAATATGTTCTATGTAATCTTTTATTTCCTTATTCCATCTGTCATCACGTTGTTTCTTTAATTCTTCCCATTCAGCATCGCTACGTTTTAGTAATTCGTCAAAGTATGCTTTATCGGCTTCTGCCTTTGCTTTTTTATTATCATCGTCAATTTTAGAACCTGACTTTTTAAGGTCGTTAATACGTTTTTGAGATTCTATAATTTCTCCATCACCTGCTAATATTTGCTCTTTTAATGCTACGTAACTCGCACTTTCTTCTCCAAAAGTTTTCTTTATTGATTCTGCTGCTGCTTCTTGCCCTTTTACACGAACTTTAATTGCATCCTGTAATTTTTCTTCGTAAGAAATTTTAATGCTAATTGCTTCTCTTTCAGTTTTGGCATTTAATAAATCTTGTTCGTGTTGGTTTTTTAATGCCTTATCTCTATTCTTTATTCTTGTTTCTTCTTTCTTATCTTCAAGTGCCTGTAAATCTGATAACGCTTTTTTACGTGCCGCTATTTCTTCCTCTGTTTCTTGTTGCTTATTAAGCCAATAGATTAAACCTACAACTGCCGCAACTAACAAAGTAACCCCCCCAGTAGCAGCCGCCCAAGCCGCAGCAGAACTAATTGCAAATCTCTTTTGGATAAATTCAACCGCAGTTATAGCAGCACCATAAGCCTGTGTAACTATTCCACCTTTTTCAGTAGCGATATTTGCCAACTCTTGCACCCCTTGAAGTGTAGCCATTGCGCCCTGCACTTTTAATATAGTTTCTTCAAGGTCTTTGCTATGGTCGCCCAATAAAGCAGATACACCAACAGCTACTTCCATACCAGCAGATACACCACGAACACCCTCTACAAGTGCATCGAAAACTTTAGTGTCCTTAGATAATTTGTTTATCTCTTTTCTTGTTTCGCTAACTTCTTTCTGAAAATGTATAGTAACTTCCGTTAGTTCCTTAAATTCTTTTGAACCCCTTCTACCTTCAACAGCCATCGTGGCAAGTTCCCGATTCAATGCTTCAAGTGCTTTTTTTGCGCTTCCGTATTTCTGTATTAACGCCTCCGTTACTTTTCCTTGGTCGTATAGCTTTTCAACTGCCCCCTGTAAGTCTTTAGAATACTCCTTTATAGCACCATTAGCAACAGCCTTATTTAAATCTTGTAAGTTACCTGCTAATTGCTTAGTGCCTTGTTCGGCTTGTTGGTTTGCCTTGTTTACTTCTGCAAACGCAGTTTCGTAATCCTTGCCAGTTTTGATTACCTGCTTATCTACGTCCTGTAAACTTTTTTGAAGTTGGTCTGTATTGCCTACAAAGTCAATTACTACCTGATTATCTTGTGCCACCCTGTTTCATTTGAGGGTTATTTTGTTTTGTAGTGAGTGCCTTATTCAATTTGAAAAAGAACTCATAAATAGTATCATTTATACTGCTCCACTTGCTTTCATCTCCTCCGAGAATAACCTGTTTGTATAACTCGGTAAATCGTTCTTCTGTTTTCCCGACAATATCGTTAAGACTTTTTCCAACTGTGCTTTGTCTAACTCCTTTTGAATCTCTGTATAACTCAGGGAACTCGTAGCGGAATCGCTCAAGTAAGGAAGTAACCTCACTATTGGTTCGTGCAAAAAAAAAGCAAGAGAAGATTCATGTTTCTTCCAATGTTCAATCTTTTTAGCCGCGTAACTCCACTCCCAATCGTCTGGGTTTTCTGAATTATCAAAGAATACAACAGAAGCTAATTTATAAACCAAGTCCTCACTATGCACCCACGTTAAACGCTCTTTTAATTGGTTGTTTAAAATCAATACGCTTGACAATTCTTTTAACCCTACTTTGCCGGTTGTTAATACTTTTTCAACTGCTTTAACGTGAGCGTCCAAATAGAAAGCGTCACATTTCATGCTTAGTTCATCATAGACTGAAAAGAACTTTAACGCTCTTTTGTAAGGCAAATTAGCGATAGTGTCAAACTCTTTATAGTCAATCCCACCAACAGTAAAAGCATATTTAGTTACGTGCTTTGTAGCTGTGAACTTTGAATATCCAAAAAGGTTGTATTTTATCTTATCTATAAATCGCATAAGTCGTTTACTATGTTAGAAATCAAACCCCCTTTTACTGCTTTGCCTCCATTGAATAAATTATACTTTCCGCGTGAATAGTATAACTGTAATTCATATTGACCTTTCCTACACTTTACTTTTTTACCGTTGCAACTTCCACACTCATGGCATCCAGTCCAAACGGTTTTATCTAAACCAATGTTTGTAATATAATCGTTTGCCTGTATAACACTCATTCCCATATTAGCAACCGTAGTCTGTTGAACGTTCTAAAAAAGCGCAAATCAATTTATTTAAACCTGCTACAATTAACACCGCAAATAATAATTCAAATGTAACAGGTTTAACTTGAACCGTCCAAATAAACACAGTCCAGAATGAAGCCATACACACCATGCAATCAAATAAAGGTTTAGCCAACCAATCAACTAACAAAAGTTTAGCCGGTGCGTATAGCCAATTAAATATCATTCCTTGATGTGCAATAGAAACATGAATAGCTAAACATGCTAAAGATACCTGTAAGCAGAATAGAAGTAACTCCATTATAAAATCACATTTACAGGTGAATTATTGTATAGAAAAGTAACCCAAATACAATCATAGGTTACACCGCTAAAAGTAAACTGCGATACACCTGAATAATAAGCATCAACAGGTTTAGCTTCAAATTTAAAGTCGCCTGCATCTTTACAAAATAACCCTGTTGGTAGATTAGTAATGTTTGTGCCGTCAATAGTTATACTTCCATCCGCATCCGTTTCAATCGCATCGGTGCAAAATATGTTACTAAACTTATCTGTTATCCAAATGTAATATTCGGTATTAGCCTCTAAACCTCCTACAATCTGAATTGAATCAGGAAATTGAGATAGGCTAAACTTATAACATTCAGAACATGATTCGAGTAAATTCATATCGTGCAAATTTAAGTAAAAATAATTATATTCTAAAAAAAGGTTTTACAGCTATATTTAATACATACCTCCACCCATCCAAAAAGTCAGAAAAGCGTTTAGTGTTTGACCTGTCTTTAATAATTTTGCCGTCAAAATCTACTTCCACATACTGCAAATCATAAATCAATGGCTTGCATCTATCAGGGTCAATTTCTACATTCCAATTCTTGTGAACTGCATTTACAAATATTTTATTATCCTCAATACGCGGGTTGACTGTTGGCACTTGCATTTGTTGCATACTCAAATTCATTTGCGATTGAATTATTTTGTAGTAAGTAAGTGAATCCTTTACCATTGCCGAATGTGAATTACCAGAAGCATCACCAGTAACCATCCAAAGTGAATCAGGATAGCTTGCAAGTAACCTATCGCACATTTCATAAACGTTTGAGTTATCCAACTTAATTGATTCAATCGCTCTAACTGTTTGTATTTCGTGTAACACCTGAACAACGGTGCATGTCATAGGGTTTACGTTAAAGTCAAATGTAGCCCATGTAGTTCTTTGATTATCCCATGTAGTAGGTTTTACTTGGCTATCATCAAAAGCCCAACAGAATTTACCTTCTTTATTTTCAACTCCCCATTCACCTTTAAAATATATTTTGTAAAGGTTTGGGTCGCTCATTGCTTTGTTTTCTAATACCTTTCGATATTCAGCATCAATAAAATGATTATCTTGAAACGTAGTTCTTAAACAATCAAATTCAGGTAAAGGCGAATCGTGGAAACGTGATTTAACCAATGCCTTTCGCTTATTGGGTTATAAGTAAACATTATCTGTTTATAACTCACAGTTTCACCTCTTAGACGCAAATCTAACTGGTCAAAGTCACTCGCTAACAATTCAGTTGCTTCTTCTATCCAAATGCTTGTAATACCTGCTATTGACTTTAATTTTTCCACATCATCCAAACCTGCCAACAATATCTCATTACCTGAAATATGTATAAACCTCATTTCTGATTTGTTGATAGTAAATTCAGCAGTTAATCCCATATCATCAATAGTATCTCTTAACAACTGATAAACCGATGAGCGTAAAGTGTTAGCAACTTTACGGATACACAGAATACGATGTGGTTTTTCGGTTTTGAGCCGAATAATAACCTTTTGAGCCGCAAATACAGATTTTCCACTACCTGAACCGCCCCACAAATGTAAGTATCGTTTGGTATTACTTAAATACGGAATGTAAACGTCATTGATTAGTATCTGACTGCTGTTCATCTTTGCGTGTTGACGCAGGTGAGATTATTAAATTAGCGATTCCATCGCTTGTTATTTGCGCGTTTACTTCCGTAGGTATCAACTTCGCAGCTATCGCATGAAACTCACGCGGAAACTGTTTAGCAAATTGTTTTAATTCTGTTTTCGGGTCATCCTGTAACTCATTGAAAACATTTAACACAGTTTCCTTAACTGTTTTCATTTGCTTAGTTAATTCGTTTTCAGAACCTTTAGGGCGACCTTTAGCCAACTTATGTCCTTTTTCAAAAGGCATTAGAATATATTTGTTTAATACAAAAGTAACTAATTTTCCTTTTGCAGTTTAAAAAATGTTGCCTTGAGGTTATCCAGTATCTTCTTAACCAACCTACCGCCTTTAAAGTTTTCACTTACGATTCCTTTTAGCTGACTGCAAAACCCTTTTGAAGTAGCGAATATAAAATATAATCTCTTATCGGAGGTTACTAAGTTGAACCCGTCTTTGGTTTGGTAGAGTTTAGGCATGTTTTAATTGTTCTCTTTTCTTTGAATCAAAATAGTAAATGAATCTTTTTTTGGGTAAATCTTCGCCAACACAAATATCTGTTTTTGTTGCTGTTCTTTGATAGATTTGCTTTTTGTTTTTGCCTATAAACTTTTTTACTTTTCTGCTTTCGCCATCATATACAAAATTTGAAGCGAGGTAAATAGTTCCATTATGTCCGCGCCCACCGTCTGCCCATGTAACAACTCCCTCATATTTTGAATACTTTTTTTTGAGTGACTTCATGCATTGGGCTATAAACCAACTTTCAGTATTTGTTCCAAATATATCGCTTATCCACATTCTACTAAACTCCAAATACTTGTAATCGTATTGTATTCTACCATTACAGAATACCGCTCCCCCTACTGCAATTTGCAAATTATCATTATCAAAAAGACCGTAGACGGACAATATACCTGCTGGCATAGTTTTGAGATAGTGAAATTGTAAAAATAAATGCTTTACACTACTCCACTTACATTCTTGGAAAATATACCTTTTATCTTTTGCCAACAGCATTAAAACGGTGTATTTTCAAGGTTACTGAATTTCTGAATATCGGGGTTAAAATACTGTAAATGGTGCATAAATTCCGATTCGCTTCTGATAATGTAATACTCATATCCCAATGCTTCAATATCTTTCTGGAAGTTCTTTTGTTTTTCGCTTTGTTTCCCTATTTCAGTTTTAAACTCAAAAAATATAACTCTATTTGGTAGAATGGCAATTACATCACTAACACCTGCCAATACACCGCTGTTTATTTTATGGTAGTTGTTTTCATTTGGAACGCTAAAAATAACACATTTTGGTTCACATCCTATTCTGCAATATGTATTTCTAAACCACATAATACATTTAGCCTGCAAATTAACCTCTGATTGCATAGTCGTTAAATTTAGTATCGTTTAGTAATTGTGATTGTCTGTAAAGCCATCCGTTATTATATCCCATGAGTGAGGCATATTGACCTAATGTTTCTTTGCCTTTACTTCTTACAACCCGCCAAATATAAGAGGCTTTATATTTCTTTGTCTTTTGCAGTTCCACCAGTTCAACAAGTGAAAGTTCGGTTATCTTTTTTCCTATAAACTTTTTAGGTATGACTTCAATCATTACACCTTCAGTAACAGGTGCGGATACTTGCTCAAATACATGATTACAAAACTTACAAATTTTTGCAGTTGCGTATAACATTGCTTCACATTTAGGACAAGTCTTTACAGGTGCAGCACCTTCTTTTTTCTTCTTCTTTTCTTTTAAACTCCATTCACGCGGTTCGTTCCACATGCCATGTTGGTCATGGTTCATTCCGAAATCTAAAACGGTAAATTGTGTTTTGTTTGGATAGATACGACTGCCACGTCCTAAACATTGCAGGAATAGAGGAAGTGATAAAGTTTTGCGATTCATTATCACGCATTCGATACTTGGTTCATCATAGCCGGTGGTAAGTATTCCGCAATTATTTAAAACAGGAAATAAGCCTTTAGAGAATGCTTCTAAAATTCGGGAGCGTTCTGCTTTCGGTGTTTTAGATGTAATAGATTCGCTCACTATTCCGTTATCATTAAACTCTTTAGCCATTGCATTTGAGTGTTCAATGTTGACGTTAAAGATTATGGTCTTTTTGTTTAAGGACCGCGCCTTCCACTGGTCCACTACTCCGCTGTATAGTTTGCGCTTATTGAAGTGATTGAAAAGAGATTCGTCTGTATATTCTTTGCCTTTAATTGTAAGGTCGCTAAAATCATCCACCATTTGAAAGGCTTTACATTCGCACAAATATCCGCTATTAACTAAATCTGGTGTATCAATAGTCTGAATAATATCGGAATAGTATTTCGGTATGTGTTTTCCGATTGGCGTTGCTGTTGCGCCTATTACCCTTGAACTTGGGTAAGTGTCAATTATTTTGGTGAAGTTTCCTTTATGCGCTTCATCAATTATTATCAATGCAGGTTCAACATTATAAGCGCGTCTGTGCAGTGTTTCAATCATAGCTACCGTTACTACTGCCCTTGTGTCTATTGAGGTTGTATTAGCGTTTATAATCTGAATAGGTATGTTATGACGTTCTATTGCCTTGAATGTTTGTTCAAATAATTCTATTCTGTCAGTTAGGACTAAAACTCGCGTTCCTTTTTCTGCTGCCATTCTCACCATTTCAGAAAATACTACTGTTTTCCCTGCACCAGTTGGAAGTGATAAAATAATTCTTTTGTGACCTTCTTTAAAAGATTCGCGGAGGTCAGAGATTGCGTGTTGTTGGTATGGTCTTAATGCTATCATATTACAATTTTATGTGTGATAAGGGTGATAAGGGTTTGATAAGGGTTTAAAAACATACCCTTATCAGGCTTTTTTCATTGGTAAAACTGCTTTACTGATAAGGGTGATAAGGGTTTTCTTCTAAAAAGTTTTATATATAATACACACACATCACACATCACACACACATCACACATCATTATTTATTTTGGAACTCCAAAAGTAGCCTTATCACCCTTATCACCCTTATCACTTAAAAGGGGTCAGGCTGATTATCAACTGTTTGCGTATTTAGTGTATCAATTT